AAATCTTTACGAAATTACACAAGTCGAACACGAAAACGACCAGGCAATGTTCTATACACTTGGCCGTGGTCGTGGTGGTAATGTTTATGTGTATGCATTGAAATTAAAAATGCTTGTGTTCTCAAATGAAATTATACAAGTTGGTATTTCTGAGATTGATGATCAAGTTCGTGACTACTATCCAAGAACAAATGTTGCACTACAGGCAGGTGGTACAGGTACATTTGTTAATGATGAAATTGTATATCAAAGTGCTAATACCCTCGCAAATGCTACTGCGACTGCTGTTGTTCATAACTTCTTACCTAATTCGCAAGTTACAATCTTTCGCACAATTGGCACATTTACGACAGGTGGTACAATTAGAGGTAACACAAGTAATGCGACATGGACAATTTCTACAGCTGATGACCTTGCAGCACTTGATAACGCATTCGAAGATATCATCGACAACAATCGTATTCAAACAGAAGCAAATGGCATTATTGACTTCTCTGAGACAAATCCATTTGGTGAGCCATAATGCTAGGTAACGCACAATTTTATAATCGTTCTATTCGCAAGATTGTCGTTGCATTTGGCACAATCTTTAATGACATTCAATTACAAAGATACACAAAAGATGGTCTTACCAAAAAAGAAATCTTTCGTGTACCATTGTCATATGGTGCCAAAGAAAGGTACATAACTGCAATTACATCTGACCCAACACTGGTCAGAACAATCGGTGTCAATGTTCCAAGAATGTCATTTGAATTAACTGGCATGGCATATGACCCATCTCGCAAACAACAATCTCTTTTACAAAACTTTGCTCAGAATGCTACTGGTGGTCTGAACGCACAATATGTTCCTGTACCATATGATTTTAATTTCTCAATGACAATCTATGTGAGAAATACTGAAGACGGCACACAAATCGTAGAACAAATTTTACCATTTTTTAAACCTGACTTTACAGTTACGGTTGATATGATTGCTGAGATGGATCAAAAGTATGATATGCCAATCATTCTTAATTCTGTAAACACAACAACAGAATATGAAGGTTCAATGGATGATGGCACAACTCGATTGATTACATGGGATCTAGATTTTACTGTTAAAAGTTTTTTGTGGCCTGCTATCAAACAACCAAATGGATTGATTGGTGCTTTAAATACTACAACAGGATTATACGGTCGTGCTAATACAAATATTTTAATAGATACACAAGATCGTAATGCACAACAAGTGACTGTTGATTATGCAAATGGTAGTAACTATTTTACAACAAATGAAACAATTCGTGTCAATCGAGAAAGAACAAATGAAATTACTGGCAAAGTTATTTACTTTAGTAACAGTAATAATGGTATTCTAATTGTAGGAGATCTTAGTCAACTATTACAGGCAAATGATGTTGTTGTTGGTGATTACACCAATGCAACTTACAATGTAACATCAATATTGATTTCACCTATAAAATCATTGGCAACTGTAACTCAACCTGTACCGCAGAATGCAGAACCCGATGATGAGTTTGGTTTCTCTACTACTATTACAGACTTTCCTAATACATTGTTATGAAAAATCTAAATGAAAAACTCTCTGAAGCATTAGACATCGAATCAATTGAATTAGAAACAACAACAGAAATAGTTGAATTCAAAGATTCAATTGAAGATGATGCTGAATTTGCCAGACAAAACATTCGCACTTTAATTGCCAAAGGTAATGATGCTGCATCTCACATTGTTGAGATTGCAAAACAGTCAGAACATCCTCGAGCTTTTGAAGTTGCTGCAAATATGTTAAAGAATCTTGCAGACATGAACAAAGACTTGTTAGAAATTCAAAAAAGAAAACAAGACTTACAACCAAAACAAATCACGCAACAAAATATCAATGTTGATAAGGCAGTCTTTATTGGTTCAACATCTGAATTGATTAAGCAACTACGAAATGAAAAATGATGGTTATTTAGGAAATGAACGCCTAAAGAAAGTTGGCGTTGAGATCTCTTTTACTGAAGAACAGTTAAAAGAGATTATTCGATGCACCGAAGATCCGGTATATTTTATTCGAACATATGTTAAGATTGTCAATGTAGACGAAGGTCTTGTGCCGTTTAACATGTGGGGTTTTCAAGAAGACATGGTTCGTGACTTCCATGAGAATCGTTTCTGTATTTGTAAGATGCCACGACAGGTTGGTAAAACAACTACAACTGTTGGTTATATGTTATGGTCTGTTTTGTTTCAAGATGATTATACAATTGCCATTCTTGCAAACAAAGGTGCCCTTGCACAAGAGATTCTTTCTCGTCTACAAAAGGCATATGAATATCTTCCTGTTTGGTTGCAACAAGGCATTATTGTTTGGAATAAAAGAAACATTGAGTTAGAAAATGGCTCTAAGATATTTGCCTTTGCAACATCAGCTGCTGGTGTGCGAGGCGGTTCTTATAATTTAATTTTTCTAGACGAATTTGCGTTTGTGCCAAAGAACATGGCAGATGAATTCTTCACATCTACCTATCCTGTCATTTCTTCTGGTAAGACAACAAAAGTTATCATCGTTTCTACGCCATATGGTCTCAATCACTTTTATAAAATGTGGGTTGATGCAATTGAGAAACGATCAACTTACAAAACAATTGAAGTTCATTGGTCAATGGTGCCAGGTAGAGATGCAAAGTGGCGAGAAGAAACAATACGAAACACTTCAGAAGAACAGTTTCGACAAGAGTTTGAATGTGTTGATGGCGACACAATTGTTGAAATTCTAGATACAAAAACTAATGAAGAATATAGAGTTAGAATAAAAGATTTATACGAATTAATTTGATTATGAATTCATAGGTTTTATAAATATGCCTATGAAAATTAACTATAGAAAAATTTGGGAAAAAACATTTGGTTCTATACCAAAAGATGATGAGGGTCGTTCCTTTGAAATACATCACCGAGATGGCAATAGAACTAACAATAGTATAGAAAATTTAATTTGTATTTCTATACAAGAACATTATGACATACACTATGAACAAGGTGATTATGGTGCTTGTGTGATGATTGCAAAGAGAATGTCTTTATCTCCAGACCATATGTCTAAAATACAAATTGGTGTAAAAAGACCTGGTGTTGGCGGTGTTAAAAAAGGAACAGTTCCTTGGAATAAAGGACACACAGGTTACAAATTAAATTTTACAGAAGAAGGTAAAATAAAACGATTAGAAGCTGTAAAGAAAAAATCTAAAATTAAAGATGAAGACGCTAAACAAATACGAGAAGAATTTGAAAATCGAATGCCTATCAATAACGACAAGATAGGGAAAATAATGAATAACGGCAGAAGTATGTCTTATGAAAGGGCATTTTGTTTAGAGTATAGTAAAAAATTTAATGTTTCAGACCAATACATCTACAGAATTATAAAAGGTAAAGTTAAAATTGTTTAGAAAAAATGATGGTCGATTTTTAATAAAAACACCAACAGGTTATAAAAACTTTGAAGGTGTTCAAAAGAAAATTGTCGATTCACTATACACCATAAATTTTGTTGATGGATCATTTATAAAATGTTCCGGTAAACATGCATTTTTGTGTCCGAGTGGTTTCAAAAAAACATTAGAACTTTCTGTTGGTGATGATGTTTCTGGAAAAAAAATATTAAAAATACAATCTGAATTTGGTAATTTTGTTGTGTATGATCCGGTTGGTGTTGAAGAACATGAGACATACTATTCTAACGACATTGTTTCACATAATACAGAGTTTATCGGCTCATCTGCGACACTTATCTCTGGTGCAAAACTAAGATCTATGGCATTTTTCAATCCACTTTCTTCAATAGACAATTTAGATGTCTATGAAACTGCACAACCAGGGCATCTGTATATTGCAACAGTTGATTGTTCAGAAGGTGTTGGATTAGACTATCACACAATTAATGTTTTAGATGTCTCACAAGTTCCTTATAAACAAGTTGCAAAGTATCGTAATAATAAATTACCATTATTGTTTTTACCAACAATTATATACAGTATTGCAAGAAGATACAATGAGGCATTTATTTTAGTTGAAACAAACAATGTAGGCCAACAAGTAGTTGACATTTTACATTATGAATTAGAGTATGAAAACATATATAAGATTGACCATCATCACATTAAAGGTCAAACTATTTCTGGTGGTTTCAAAAGAGCCGCAAACTTTGGCATTAGAACAACTAAAACGGTGAAGAAAATTGGTTGTGCCAATCTAAAGACACTGGTAGAATCAGACAAATTGATAGTCAATGACTTTGACACAATTGCTGAAATGAATACCTTTGTTCGTTTTCGTGATTCATATGCAGCTGAAGAAGGCAATAATGACGATCTAGTGATGGGTCTTGTTCTTTTTGCTTGGTTGACTGCACAGTCATACTTTAAAGATTCTACAAACATTGATATACGCCGAATTCTTATTGAAGAACAAAATTTGTCAGCAGAAGAAGACCTTACTCCTGTTGGATTTATTGATGACGGTAAAAGAGAAGAAATTTTGATAGATTCTGGCGATGTGTGGACTGAAAGAGGGTATACATCCTCAATTTTATAAAAACATAAATACATAATAAAAAAGAAATTGACCCTATAACAAGAGGAGAAATCCATGGCATTTCAGCTATCACCAGGCGTAAATGTATCAGAAATTGACCTGACTACAATTGTGCCCTCAGTCGCCACTTCAGTTGGCGCATTTGCAGGACCTTTTGCGTGGGGACCAACCAATGAAGTAGTTACTATATCAGATGAAATTCGTCTTGCTGCTAGATTTGGTAATCCAAACTCTACAAATTACGAATATTGGTTCTCAGCCGCAAATTTTCTTGCATATACAAACACTTTAAGAGTTGTTCGTGCTGCTAATACTTCTTATTCAACACTCAATGCATCTGCTAATACAAATGGTGCAATTTTAATTGAAAATGAAGATGATTATGAAGCAAATCACGCAACAGCAAACACAACAAATGGTCCAATGGTTGCTAAATGTCCTGGCGCTCTTGGCAATTCATTGCGTATTTCAATATGCCCAAGTTCACAAGCATTTTCTTCCAATCTAACTGTTACCGATTCGTTAACAGCTAATGCGCTTAACTACTTGGTAGACAATACCACAGTTATTAATGTTGCCGGTACAGCAAATGCGGCTGCAAACTTAATTGCAGGCGATTTAATCTCTGTTGATGGTGGTTCATCTTACAATCGTGTTGTTTCTGTTAACGCTACATCTATTATAGTATCTACTGCTCTGACAGCAAACATTACAACTGGTACAGCTGTTTTTCGCAAATGGCAATATGCTGATCAATTTAAAGTTGCTCCAGGAACTTCTGATTATGTTTCATCTAAATCTGGTGCAGATGACGAAATTCATATCATCATTCTTGATGAAGATGGTGACTTTTTAGGTACTGCAAACAATGTCGTAGAAAAATGGGCATTTCTTTCAAAGGCAGTCGATGCTAAAGATGCTAGCGGCAGCTCAACTTGTTATCCAAGTGTTTTAAATAATCAATCAGAATATGTTTGGTGGACAGGTCATCAACCAGGTGCAACCAATTGGGGTAGCAATGCACAAGGCACATCATTTAATATAGTTCGTGTGCCATTTAGTGCTTCAATGAGTGGTGGTGCAGATGGTACAATTACAACTGCTAATGTGATTAGTGCTTACTCACAATTTGCAAATCCAGATTCAGTTGATGTATCTTTAATTATCTCTGGTCCTGCAAATCAAGCAGTTGCCATAGATCTAATTAGCAATATTGCTGAGGTTCGTAAAGATTGCGTGGTGTTTTTGTCGCCAGAAAGAGCAGATTGCGTTGCTAATCCAAATGATGAAGTTACCGATACGGTCGCTTATCGTAACTCGTTAACCTCAACTTCATATGCTGTAATGGACAACAACTGGAAATATCAATACGACAAATACAATGATGCATATCGTTGGGTGCCACTCAATGGTGATATTGCTGGTCTATGTGCAAGAACAGATTTAGAGAGAGATCCATGGTTTTCACCTGGTGGTCTAAATCGTGGTATTATTAAAAATGTAATTAAATTGGCCTATAACGCAACAAAAACAAACCGTGATGATCTGTATGTCAACGGCATTAATCCAGTTGTTTCTTTTCAAGGCGAAGGCACAGTTCTGTTTGGCGATAAAACCTTGTTGAGTAAACCATCGGCATTTGACCGTATTAATGTTCGTAGACTGTTCATTGTGCTTGAAAAGGCAATTAGTCGTGCCTCAAGATTCTCGTTGTTTGAATTCAACGATCAGTTTACCCGTGCTCAGTTTGTTGCACTTGTTGAACCATTCTTGCGTGATTGCCAAGGTCGCCGTGGTATTACTGATTTCCGTGTTGTCTGTGATGAAACAAACAATACTGGTGAAGTTATCGACCGCAACGAATTTGTTGGTGATATCTACATTAAACCTGCCCGTTCAATTAACTTTATTCAACTTAACTTTGTTGCAGTTAGAACAGGTGTTTCGTTTGATGAAGTCGTAGGACAATTCTAAATAGAGAAACAGGAGAAAAATAAATGGCATTCAATGTAAACGAATTTAGAAGTCAGATGATTGGTGACGGTGCTCGTCCCAATCTATTTGAAGTTTCTATGCCGTTCCCTGGTTTCTCGTCACCAGCGAACGCACAAACAAAATTAACTTTTATGTGTAAAACAGCACAATTACCTGGCGCTACGCTAGGTGTTGTGCCTGTTTCATACTTTGGTCGAGAATTAAAATTTGTAGGAAATAGACAGTTTGCTGATTGGACAATTACAATTATCAATGATGAAGATTTTGTGGTTCGCAATGCCTTCGAAAGATGGATGAATGGTATTAACTCACACAATCTTAATGTTCGTAATCCAGCTGCTCTTTCACCACTTGGTTATACTGTTGATGGTGATGTTCGTCAATTTGGTAAAAATGGTAATGAACTTAAAAAATATAAATTCATTGGATTGTTTCCAACAGATTTAACACCGATTGATGTTGATTGGGGTTCAAATGATACCATTGAAGAGTTTTCAGTAACGATGTCCTACCAGTGGTGGGAAGCACTAGAATACGGTGTGGTGTAACGATAGAGGGAAGATTCCCTCTATCAATTTTTAGAATGGATAATTAATGGCAATCAAGCTCTTCGGGTTCAATCTCGGTTCAAAAGATGTTGTTCAGAAGCAAGACCCTGAGCAAGCATCTTTTGCACTTCCAACGGAAGCCCTCGATGATGGTGCAGTTACCATCA